CGCTCCCGCCGGACCCGGTACTCCCGCCGGACCCGTCGCACCCGCCGGACCCACAGCCCCTCGAGCGCCGGTCGCGCCCCGCGCGCCCGTCGCACCCGTCGACCCCTTCGCGCCCGTCTTGCCGGCCGGTCCTGTTGGACCGGTCGGCCCCGTCGGACCAACCGGTCCAACAGAACCGGACCCGGTGCCCGGCGTACCCTGTGGACCCGGGGCACCGGCCGGCCCAACGGAACCCTGGGATCCGGCCGGGCCCCGCTCGCCTTTCGGTCCGGCCGGTCCCACGGGACCGACCTCGCCGGTGGCGCCGGGCTGACCGGGTGTTCCGACACCGTTCTTGCCGGGCACACCGGGAATGCCTTGCTCGCCGCGCAAGTACGCGACCGTCTCATCCGATGTTTCCTTCGCCTGGTCGGCGGTCGCCTGGGCGAGATCGTTCTGCTTGTCGGCGGTGTGGATCGTGATGAGAAACAGCACGGCGATGACGACGGTCAGCAACGCGAGCGCGATCCACGTCCAGATGAACCGGCGGTGCTGGTCCTTGGCGGCCTGGTGGATGGCGTCGACGCCGCGGGCGACGAGGACGGTTGTGTCGTCGTGGCCGTTACTGGCCGGGGGGGAGCTGACGTCGGGCGAGCTCACCCTTCAACCGGTCGTTCTCCGCTCGCAGGTCCGCAACGGTTTTGCGTTGCTCGTCGTTGAGGACACCCATGTCCTTGAGAACCGCAGACTGCTGTTCCACGATCGCCTTGCTTGAGTCGGCGTTGAAGTGCAGCCCGCTCCATATGAGACCGGCGAGCCCGAGGATCCCCGTGACGATGGCGAGGAGGGTGCCGGCGTCCACATCTCAGCCGTCGGGCTCGTCGTCGGCCTCGGGCTGCTGCGCCGTCAGTTCGTCCTCGGCTTTCATCGCGGCGACGTCGGAGAGGTAGCGCTGGTTCATCAGCATGGCTTGCTCGTCGGTCATCTGCGCGTCGGAGCCCTTCTCGGTCATGGGCCTACTCCTTGAAGTCGACGAGGCCGAACCCGGCGGACCAGTACGACGCGGACCGCGTCTTCTTTGCGACCACGTCCCCATTCCACTGCGACCCGGATGACGTGGCACCGGACGTGTTGCCTTCGACGCCCAGGATGGTGCCGTCGTTTTGGAGGGTGCCGTACGCGACGCCTGTGTGGTCGGAGCCGATGAACAGATGGTCGCCGGGCCGAACCTTTGAGGCGTCCGACGTCCAGCCGCGGTAGATGCCGTTGCCCTGCTTCGCGAGTTGGACGTTGTTGTAGACGCCGGCGGTCCCGGTCCCCGACACACCATTGTCCCATGCGCTACACACCGAAAAGCAGGCGCACCACGGGACCCCGTCGTCGCCGTACACGCGGTTCTGCCACCCCGACGGTTGGGGCTGGCCCTTGTTTGAGCCCTTCGGGTTCTCCGAGACACCGACGTACTTGTTCAGCCAGTCCTTGCACGCCTCACGGCCCTTGCCCGACCCCCCGCCCGTGTCCTTGGCTTCGCCGGTGGTGGTGTTGTGCGTTTTCGCCCACTCGTCATAGGGCGCACCGGTCTTCGTGGCGACGCACAGGTTGTCGTAGCGCAGTTCGCGTTCGGCTTCGTCCCAGCCTTCGTCCTCGCCGAGATGCCACACCTGCTTGCGCCGTGACGTACACCAGTCGGCGTTCGCCTGACGCCACCGCTTCGTCGTGTCGTCGACGGACTCGACGCGCCACCACATCTCCCGCTCGGAGATCTTGGCCTTCTCCGACGGAGTGCCGCCGTTGGTGGGGAGCTGGCACACCCGCCGGCATGACCCGGTGTTCAGCGAGTCGTCCTTGAGTTGCTGGTAGCGCTCGGACCGGTTGTTCTTGTTCCAGCCGCCGCCGTCCCCGCCGTCCGACTCGGGCTGCGCCATCCGCCAAATGGTCTTTCGCTGGTTGACAAGCCAATCGCGCGAGTCTTCTTTCACGGATGCTTGCCCGTCGGTGAAGCCAGACCAGTCGGAGAGTTCACGCAGCCGCGTGTACACATCCCAGTACGCCTTCTCGTCCTCGGTGAGCTGGTCGTAATGGTCGGCCACGGGCTACCACCTTCCGCGGCCGAAAAAGCCGACGATGAGAAGGACGAGCAGGATGATGAGCGGCAGTTCGATGATGCCCATTACAGGTTTCCGGTGAGGGCGAGGATGAGAACGACGACTGCGGCAGCGACGAGCGCGCAGACGAGCAGGAGCTGGAACTGTGTCATGGCTGGACCGAGCTTTCCTATCGGGCCCCGTACTTGGGACGAACGATCTTGACGTTGCCGCCGGCGTTGGTAGTGGCCTCGGTGACCGCGTCGGACTGGTTGCCGCCGACGTAGCGGATCTTGCCGCCGGACGCGCTTTTGACGAGCCCGATGTGGCTGGTGCCGAACAGCACGAGGTCACCGGGCCTGGCCTGGTTGGGGGGCACGTAGCCGCGTTTGTAGCCGACGCCGGCTTGGGCTTTCTGGTGGACACCGGCGACGCTGGCGGTGCGGGCGGCGAGGGGGGCACCGCCCTTCGTGACGGCGGCGGAGGTGAACATGGCGCACCATGGCTGTCCGCCGCCGGCGCCGAACCCGAAGCGCTGGTTGAGGTAGTCGGGGAGCCGGCCGCGGTTCGCGCCGCCGGTCTCGTGGGTGCCGAGTTTGGATTCCGCCCATTTCAGCGCGGCTTCGCTGCCGGTCCCGCCCGTTCCGCCGCCGTCGACGCCGGGGGCACGGGTGCCGGGGGTGCCGGGGACACCAGGGGTGCCGGGGATCGTTTCGGTGTTCGTGACGGGGGCGACGTCCTGGGCTTCGCGCATCTGCAACGCGAAGCCGAGCGGGTCGGCCTTGCGGTCGTTGAGGAACGAGAGAGCCAGCGCGGCGCGTTGACCACGGTTGTCGACGCCGGGCGTGACGGTCGTCCGGGTCATGCCGGGCGTGCCGGGCGTGCCCGCTGATGCGGCGCTGGCGCGAGCGCCACCGCCGGTGCGGGGGGTCGCGTCGGAGCCGGCGACGCCGTGCATGCGTTGCAGCACCTTGCGGGCGTTGGAGACCCGCAGGCTGTACTTCTGCTCGAACGGGGCGCCGCGCTCGAAGTCGCGCTGCCACGCGACCGCCGCCTCTTGGACGTTGCGAGCGGCCTTGATCGACTTGAGTGCCTTGTGCTCGGGGCCCTGCAGCTCCTGCCACAGGTGGTTGAGTTGCTTGCCGAGATCACCGGATCGCACGGCGGCGGTTTTGCGGCTGCCGAGCCACTGTGCGATGCCGTAGGCGTGGTCCGGGCCGGGGTTCTCGGCCGTCGGGTCAAGCCCGGCCCCGGACTCGCCTTGCATCGACCCGATGACACCGGCGGCCTGCGCCGGGGTGAGGCCCTTGCCTCTGAGGAACTTCCAGGTTGCCTTGACGTTGTCAGCCATTCGTCCAGTCCCTATTCATGCATCCTGCGCCGGTGTATTCTGCGTGCATGGATTGGATTCTTCTCATCGGCCCGGTCGCCATCGTCGGCAGCGTCACCGTCAGTCTCATCATCGACTCGGTCCGGTCGCACCGCGCCCGCGAGCGGGGCGAATTGCCGAGCATCGTTGTTCGCGACCGCATGCTCTAGCCCCCCACCAGTCCGGGTGGCCGCGAGCCGGTGGAACGTAGGCCGAGCGGTCTGCCCCCACCGCCACGCAGACCGGCGGGCCTCGCGGCCTTCTTGCGTGCGGTCGTCTTCGGCGGGGTGATCTGCTTCTCCAGCGCGTTGATCTGCTGACGCAGCCGCTTGTACTCGGGGGTCGCGTTCGCGGACGTGATGCCCTGCTGGTTGAGGACCGCGGCGCGACGCTCGAGCTTCGCGCGCTTGTCGCGCAGCTTGATCTTGCCGGCGTCCTCGACCGCCTGCTTCGTCAGGGCGTCGACGCGGATGCCGGCGACCCCGGCGGCGACGGAACCTGGCCCTTCGGGGGCACCGGGCCGTCCGCCGCTCGCGATCGTCGACACTTGCTGCGGGGCGCCGGGGGCCTGGCGCAGCCACCAGTCCGCTTGTCCGCGCCATCCCCACATCTTCTTGCCGGTTCGCTTGTCGATGTAGTCCGGGGTGACGTCCAGCTTGCGCTTGACCTCATCGGGCAAGTGCTTCACCCATGACGGGGCGGCGACCAGCGGATGCTTGGAGGACTCGATGTCCTGCTGGGTGTACACGTTGCGGCCGGTGCGCTGCTCAATCAGGCCCTTCGCGACCGGGTGGATCATCTGGAACGTGAACCGTCCGAGCTCGCTGAGATAGTTGTCGAGGTCCTTGCCGGACGCGCCGGCCGGCAGCTCGTTGAGAAGCGTCGGAGGGATCGACGCGCTGAAGCCGTGGGCGGCGTCGCCGACCTTGACGACGAACGGGATCTGCCGAGCGACCGCTTCGCGCAGACCGTGGCGGACCGACTGTTCGTCGAGGCCGGTCGCGTGCTCGGTTTCCTCGCGGGCCTTCTCGAGCGTGGCGTACTTGCCGGGGTGCGTGGCAAGCGTCGAGACCGTGAGGGGCAGGGTTCGAGCGGTCCAGGTGTAGAACGGGAACAGCCGCCGCAGGAACACTCGTTCGGTTTGGGAGAGGTCGCCGTAGTCGATGTGGAAGCGGTTGGCGACGTCGGCGGCGTCACCGGGGCTCATGCCGCGGTCAAGGGCGTGCTTGTAGGAGGCGACGCGCATCAGGTTCTCGCGGTTGGTCATCCACCGTCCGACGGCCCGTCCGCCGCGCTTGGCGGCCCGTCCACCGCGGGTACGGCCGGGGCCCTTCACCTTCCCGGCCTTCCCTGTCTCGCCGGTGAGCTGCTTGAGCTCGCCGCCGAGGTAGCCGGTGTCGAGGACACCGTTCTCGCGGGCGCCCTTGAGGAACTCGTCGATCGGCTGCTGCCTGCCCGCGACCTTGATGGTCGCGTCGGTCTTCGCCGGGGTGAGGGTGCGCGCCTGTTCAGACGCCCGGCGAACAGCCTTGCCGGCCGACAGCGTTTTCGGCAGCGACCCGCCGGCACCGGGCAGCGTGTACGCGGTCCAGGTGTCCCCGATGAGGTTGCGGACGTGGTAGCCGAACGTGGCCAATGCCACGCGCTTCCACCCGCCGGTGACCTTGTCCAGCGCGGCGCCGGCGGCGGTGCGCTCCCCGGTGCGCTCAACCGCTTTCTGTAGGTCCTCGAGCATCTGACGGTCCAGGGCGACGTACTGGCCGCCCTTCGTGGCTTTGCCGGGAACGCCGCGGACCGGGTGCAGGCCGAACTTGCCGCTCTTGTAGCCGAGCTTGAAGACGTGCTCGCCGGGCTGCAGTTCGCTGACGTCCTTGATGGGCCGTCCGAGTTTCGCCATGTTTTTCGCGAACTCGCCTTGGCTGGTGGCACGGGCGGCTTCGCGCAAGTGGTTGGCGGCGATCAATGGGACGTTGGTGCTGAACGGTTCGGCGCCGGCGGCGACCCGTTCGGGGTTGACGGTCCGCAGTGCCCGCGGATCGGTGCGCGTGAACCCGGCGGTGGTGGGGCTGATGGTGCGGGCCTGTCCGCCGCGTCCCCCGCGTCCGGCTCCGGCGGCGGCCTGCTCGTCGGTGAGTCCGAGCTTCTGCAGGATGCGAGGCTCGAAGTCGCGGGGGAAGTACCCGGCTGCGACGTCGGTGGGCTTCTTGTCGAGGAGGGTCTCGGCGCGCTGCGCGACGAGTGGCAGGTCGTGGTCGTGCGCGTACGCGCGCAGCCGGGCGAGGTACTGGGCGTGCGTCTCACCGAGCGAGACGCCCCGCCCGCGGCCGCGCTGCGGAATGTTCTTGGCGGCTTGCCGACGGGCTTGCTGGCGTTGGGTTTCGGCGGCGGCGTCCGTGTGCTTGGCAGCGGCCTTGGTTTCGCGGGCCCCGGCTTCGCGGACGGCAGGGCCGGGGGTCGGGGCCTGGACGCGGCGGCGCAGCTCGGCGACCTTGACGGCGAGGGCGGGGACGCCTTGGCGTTCGGTGACGGGCTTGGCGAGCTCGGCGCGCAGTTCGGCTTGGGTGCGCTCGAGACGCTGCCCGGCTTGCACCGCCGTCTTGTTCGCGGCCTTCGTCTCGGCGCGCCGGGCAACCTTGACGGATTCCTTGGTCGCCGCCTTCTCCGCTGTGATCGACGTGTCGAGTTTGCGGAGGTCACCGCCGCGCAGAAAGTTGTCGGGTTCGGTTTCGGCGGCACGGCCGGCGCGTTTGCTGACGCGGCGGGCGCCCTTGAACTCCGAGCGCAGCCGGTGCGCGTGCGCGGCGAGCTCGGGGGTGAGGCCACGGAAGTCGTTGCGGTCGACGGCGTCCGCGACCTTGGCGAAGTCCTCGTCGGGCAACCGGCGCTTGAGGTCCTGCGTGAACCGAGTGAGCCGGGACTCGGCGGTCTTGACCGTCGCGGTCGCTTTGCGGGCCGCCTGCCGGGCGGCCGCATGCGTTTCTTCGCTGACCCCGGCCTGCCGGGTACGGGGCGCGAACTCCCGGACCGTGCGGCGCACTTTGGCCGGGACGGTCTTCGACAGGGTCGGTGCGGCCTTGCGGACGGGGGCCCGGACGCCGCGGGCGACAGCGGCGGTGCCGCGCCGAACACCGGGGACTTCTTTGCCGGCGAACTTGACGGTGACGCCCTTGCCCGCCGGGGCCGTCGCAACGGCACGCTTGGCCGCCTGCTTGGTGACGGTCGCGGTCCCGGCTTCGCTGAGCCCGGCGGTCGCCGCCTTCTTCGCCGTGTCCGCCGCGGCTTTCGCGGCGGCCTTCCGCGCGACCGACCCGGCGCCGAACGTGACGTAGGTGGTGGGGTCGGCAGCAACGTCCAATGCGAACCCGACCGCCCCTTGAACCGCCTTGTTCTTCACGCCGGCGGACTTGAGGACGTCGCCGAAGTTCGTGCGATCCTTGAGCTGGACACCGCGTTTGGCGGCATGGCCGACGTCTTTGCCTTCGATCGCGGCTTTGGTGCCGGCGGCGATGCCGTGCTGCAGCCGGGTGGTCTGGTCGAGGACCTTGAGGGCGGGGGCGGCGGTGACGGCAGCGCGGGCTTCGGAGACCTCCCGAGCCTTCTTGATGTCCGGCTGTCCCTTCGCGGTGATCGGCGACCAGTAGTCCTTGAGGATCGGCCGCCTGCTCTTGGCGTAGAGCTGGTCGCCAATCGTCTTGATGTCGGCCTTCGGGTGCTTCTCGCGGAGGGCCTGCGCGGTGTCGAGGGCGTGCGCTTTGGCGGCGACGTCCGCGGCCTGCGTGAGATACGGGAACGCGGCGGTCCGCTGGTTCGCCGTACGCGCAGCCTTCTCGACCGCCTTGCCCTGGCTGACGTACCCGGTCTGCGCCGTCTTCTTTTCGCGGTGAGCGCGGACGCGGGCGACGTGCTCGGCCTCGTGGCGGGCGACACGCTGCTCATGCGCGACCTGTTTGACGGCCCGGCCCTGCGACACGTACGCGGCCTGCTGCGCCCGGCCGGAGCGCAACTGAGTAGGCGTCGCTTTCGGCGCCGGAGCGGGACGCTGAGATCGGGCAACGGCCTCCACGACCCGAACAGGCGAGGGGGGTTTGCGCGGCTGCGGCGTCGACCGTCGTTTCGCGATCGGCTTGACACGCCGTTTGGGCGCGAAGTCGCGGTTGCCTGCTTGCCCGAGCGCCATCAGCCCGGCCGATTGCCCTTGTTGTAGCCGGACGCCCCGGTGCTACCGGCCCGCGGCGTCGCGCCGCTGGGAACACCGAGGGCGGACAGAACTTGGGACGGCTTGTAGCCGGCAGCGATGAGTTTGCGGACCGTGGTCTTGGAGACACGGCCGTCGTAGGCGGCGTCGAGGGCGGCGGTGACGAGGATCGGGTCGTCGAACTCGGCGTTCTGCAGCAGCTTTTGGGCGGCGCCGTGCCGGTCGAGCCTGCCGCCGGGATCGGCGGTGTCCTTGCCGGTCGGAATGAACTTCTGTCCGTTCTTGGCGCGCTGGGCGAAGCCCTTGAGGCGGGTGAGCTGTGTGAGGCCGCGGCTCATGGCCGCGGAGGGCTTCCAGTCCGGCCCGGCACCGGGCTCGCCGGGCTTGGGCTTGCCGCCGGCACGACCGGCGTCCTGCCAGTCCTTGTACGCCTTGCGCTTCGCTTCGGCGGACATCTTGTCCCACTGCTCGTCGGTGTAGCCGTAGTGGTCGCCGGCGCCCTTGCCGCCCCCGCCGCTCTTCTTGTTGAACTTCGAGATGACGGCCTGGCGGCCCTTCGGTCCGAGCAGCGCCCATTGATGCGGGTTGTAGCCGTACTTCGCGCCCGTGTTCGCGGCCGTCGTCGCACCCGCGACCGCGGCTTTCGCGGCCGGCGTGTTCGCCGCAGCCGTGATGTTCGCCTTCGCGAGATCGGCGACGTTCTTGCCTTGGGCGATCGCCTGCGTGATTACGTTCTTGGCTTCGTCCGCACGGCGGGTCTCGATGTACTTCTGCTTGTACGACCCCTCCTCGCGCTTCAATGCTTCGATCTTCTTGTCGACGTCCGTGACCTTCCCCGCTGCCTGTGCTTGCGCCGACAGTTTCTGGCCGGCACCGACCGCGACCCGGCCGGAGGCGTACTCGTTCGCCGCCTCACCTCGCCCGGCCTGCTGGGCGCCATAGGACGCCATGAGTTGCTGCTGCGCCGCCGCCGCTTCGGACGCCATGGGCGCAAGGTTGCCTGCTTGGGCGACGCCCTGGCCGGCGGCCTGCTGATTCGCTGCTTGCTGGAGCTGGGCGCCCTGCGCCCCGGCCAATCCGGTGACGCCGGCCGCAGTCTGCGCCAATGCCTGTTGGGCACCGGCCTGGTAGGACTGCACGTTTGACTGGTGCTGACGCAGCTCCTGTAGATACTGGTCATAAAACGAGCCGGTATCTCTCTGGACGTTCTGAGCTCGCCCGAGTGATTCGGCGTATTGCTGGCGCAGCGGGCCGTATTCGACGTCGGTGGCGGACGTCGCAGCCTTCGTGACGTCCCCGGTCTTGACGGTCGACCCTTCGGTGATCGGCTTGTTGTACTCGGTGATCGCGGTCCGCCGGGTGGCCAGCGCGGGGGTCAGATACTTGTCGTCGAGCTTGGACCGCAGGCCGGGGTTGAGCAGAGCGCGGCGACGAAAGTCCATGTCGGTGGCGGCTCGAGCGTTGATGCGCGCCCGCGTGGGCGGCTTGGCCGGCTTCGTGGGCTTCTTGGTGGAGCCCGACTTTTTAGCCACGGTGCTTTCCCTTGTGCTTGGCCATGAACTCGCGGATCAGTCGCTCGCGTCGGCCGCCGCGACTCGAGCGTTCGGGGAGCCCGCGCTGCGGCCCGGATTCCTTGCGCCAGCGTTCCGCGATCTCGGGATGCCGGGAGTACATGTACGCGCGTTGCTTTTGGGACTTGAACGGCACTCAGGTCCACTGCCTTCGGCCGGCCGGTCGGGGCTTGTCCGGCTTCTCGTACCGCCACGGGTCCCTGGGAGTAAAGCTGCGCCGGCCGCGCGGACCGGGCTTGTACGGGCTGCGGCTCGACTCGTCGCTGTACGGGATGGCATAGCCGCCCTTGCCCTTGTACTTGCCCATCCTGGGGTTGCCGGACCGGGCGTCCGACGGGGAGTTCTTCGCGACGAACTGCCGGACCATCTTGGACGCCATCTCTACCTCACGCGGGCTTGTAGGGAATGAGCTTGCCGGACGCGCCCCTGCGGTACTGCCACACGTCGCCGCCGCGCTTCGCCGAATGCCTGGTCACCAGGGGGCCCGCGTACTTCGCGGTCTCCCCCCGAGCGGGCGCCACGGCCGGCTTGGTCTTCGCGATGACCGCGGTCTGCCGGGGCCCCGAACCGGTCGGGTCGTACACCCGGACCGCCGCCCCGGACTTCAGGCCGCGTTTGACGCGGTACGTCTGCCCGGCTCGTTTGCCCTTGAGCTGCGTGAAGGGCTGCGAGACGAAGTTGCGGATCATGGGGCTCGGGGAGGTCGCCATCAGAGGGGAATCCACTTTCCGTCGGAGACTCGTTTGTAGAAGGTCTTGCCGTTCACGACCTTCTTCTGCGCGTTCGCCGACGCCGTCGCCTTCGTCGGGTGAGGCGCTGCGGCAACGGGCGCTGCAGCGATACCGGCTTTGACAGCAGCGGTGACTTCGTCGGGGCTCGCGCCGGGCGGGTTGTACAACGGGTTGGTGTCGAACCGTGCGACCCGGTTGCCCGCGGCAGTCGCGACAGACGTGTCGTACGCGGTTCGGGCGTTCGCCACGTCGACGGTGTTGCCCGCCAGCCACCGTCCGAGCGACGACGTCAGGGCGGTGGAGCCTTGCAGCTCGCCACGGTTCACGGCGTCCTGCGCGTTCTGAAAGGCCCCCGAGTACAGGTTCCCGCCGGCCGCCATGCTCTGCGCTTTGGAGCGGCGGTCGATGTCGTAGTTCTTCTTGAGGACCGACGCTTTTGAGAACGGGTTGGTGGGGTCGTAGGCGAGGGTGCCACCGACGCCTTCGGTGAAGCCGTAGTCGAGGTTGGTGCGTGACCGTTCGGCCCCGAGGTCGGTGATGGTGGTGTCACGGGTCCGGCGGGCAGCGGCCTCGTCGGCGTCGTACACCGGGTCCGGGGGCAGGTTTGAGTAGTTGTACGGTGACGGGGCGGCCCCCGGCGCAGCGGCACCGGAGGCTCCGGGGGCCGCGGCGGCCCCGCCACCGGACCCGGTCTTGACCAAGGTCTTCGTGCCGTCGGGGCGAATGTGAAGGGTCTGTCCCGGCTTGCCGTAGTCGGGGACCGTCCAGAACCCGCGGGGGTCCCACATCTTCCGCCCGACGAACTGGTTGCCGACGCGGCCCTGGTACGTGGCGGGTTTCTTGATGAGCGCCACTAGCCCGCCTTCACCTGGTCGTACGTCGGGGCGAGCGGCTCGAGCCGTCCCAATGCGGTTCCCGGCCATGCCCCCGACGCTTTCGGCCCCCACAGGCGGAGGCTGGCGGTGTCGAGGTAGATCGACCCGTCGACACCCGTGCCGGCGGTGGGGGCGCCGGGGCCGGAGAGGAACGTGGAGGCGCCGGACGGTCCGGCGGGTCCTTGGACGCCTTGGACGCCTTGGATGCCGGGATCGCCCTTCGGTCCCTGAGAACCGGTTGCTCCGGTGGGACCCTGCGACCCGGTGGCGCCCGTGGTGCCCTGTGGTCCCTGTGAGCCGGTGGCTCCGACGTCGCCGCGGGGGATCGCGAGACTGAGCGTCTGGTTCGGCGGGGTGCCGGTGATGGTGGCGCCGGCCGCGCTGCCGGGCGCACCGGTCGTAACCGTCCCGACCGCAAGCGAGTTGGCCGGACCGGGAGCCCCCGTGGACCCGGTGTCACCCTTGTCGCCCTTCGGTCCCTGCGGGCCGGGGACCGTGCTGTCCGCGCCCGCAGGCCCGGTCGGGCCCGTGCTGCCCGTCGCGCCCGCGGGACCCTGCGGACCGGGGACCGTCGACGCCGCGCCGGTGGAGCCCTGCGGTCCCGCAGGCCCTGTTGGGCCGGCCGGGCCGGGAATGCCCTGCGGGCCCTGCGGCCCGGGCGGGCCCGCCGGGCCGGTGCCACTCCCGCCGTTGCCGGTGCTTGTGCCCCCGGTGGGCCAGCGCAACCGGATCTGCTCGAACGCCCGGCGAACGTCCGGGTCGTGGATGCCGCCGAGCTCAAGGGGGGGTGCGGTCACGTCGTCTGCCCCGACGCAACGAAGCTGAACGGACTGTCGGTGGGGGCACCGGCCATGTTGAACGTGCGGACCTCGAACGCACTGACACTGAACGCCCCGACCATCGCGACCATCGGGGTCGCGCCGTCCAGGCTGACCGTCGCCCCGGTGAGGGCGGCCCCGGTGAGCGACACGGAGTAGACGCCGACGGCGGTGCGCGAGACGGTGAACCCGGTGCCGGCGACGATGGTGCCGGCGATCGCGACCTGCCCGGTCACGGTGATGTGGCCGTTGAGATGGGTTTTGAGGTCGTAGAACGGGCCTTGGACGTCGACCATGTTCGCGGCGGACCCGCCGACGAGATTGTCGGGGTTGCCGCTGACATACGAAAAGGGGCTCATCTGACGGATGGTCCTCTCGTCTCACGCAGGTGGCGGGCGACGCGGTGGATTGCCCAGGTGGGGGCGGCCGGATGGTTCTGAAACTGGGTGGAGAACACGGTGCCGCGAACAGCCCGGCGGACGAGCACGTCCGAGATTTGGCCGCCGCCGGGCCATTTGCCTTGGTTGCGGTCGATCCAGTCGTTCCAGGTTTCAGTCGCCACTTGCTTCGGCTTCCATCATCGCGCGTTCGGCGTACTCGTTCTCGGCCTGTGCTCGTTCCCGTGTTGCTTCTTCGCGTTCCTGTTCGGGCATCTCATGGTCGGCCTGGTAGTGAGCATGGGCGTTGGCGTAGTCGACGTCGTATTGCTCGGCGGGTGGCAGCCAGTCTTCGGGGGCTTCGCCTTCGGTGTCACGACTCTGCGGCGGAGTTTGGTCGGCTTCGTAGGCGTCGACGCGCATGTCCTCGATGGTTTCGTGGTCGCCGTTGTTGAGGGCGTCGTAGAGGTCTTGTTCTTGTTGGGTGGGGGTGTGCTCGTCGGTCATTGCTGGACCCCTGCGGCGATGAAGGACCAGGGTTGGTCTGCGGCAGCCCCAGCATTGGTTCCCATGCCGACGACGAACCCTCGTTCGCTGAAGGATCCAACGTTGGCATTGTTGCCGAAGACGAGGGAGGTGGCGGTCGCGCCGACAAGCCGCATCCCTGGCGTGAGTGTCACGGTCCAGTTGCCTGTCGATCCCTTGGCGACCGTGAATCCGTCCCCAGCGGCAATGCTGCCGTCCGCGTTCACGCGCCCCGCGATGATCTCCGGTGACCGTCGGCGTCGCATCAGCTCACCCCCACGTCGATCTGGTCGGCGGTTTCCAAGCTGTCGAACGTCGTGAGCACCCCGCCGGAGGCGAGGGCTTCGACGTGGTCGGCCGCGTCCTTCGGGGATGGCTGAAGGACCGCGGTGCCGGCGTCGTACAGGGCCCGGACTTGTTCGGCGGTGAGGGCGAGCGCTGAGACGAACGCCCCGTCGATCTGGCCGGTGAACGGGAGAGTGCCGTCCGGGAACCCACCAACTCGAAAGCGGTTGGCACCGCCGAGGGTGATGCTGTTCAGGACGACGGACCCGCCGACGAGCCGCCCATCGAGGTACAGCTTGCGTTTCGCGTCCGGCGCGGTGTTGTCCTCAACGGCGACAGCGAAGTGCCATTGGCCGTCGTTGACGACGGGGCCGTTGATGTCATCTGCCCCGCTGCGACAGATGATGTTCCCGTTGACCGGGGTGGCGCTCAAAAAGATCGCGGCGGTGGTGCCCCAGCTAATGATCCCCCAGTTGTTCGGGGCGCCGGTCGCGCTGGTCTTGAACCAGCAGCCGTAGGACCGTGCCGTAAGCAGGTTCGGCAGGCCGGTGTCGGTGGCCGACATTGTTTGCGAGGACGCGGCCGTGAAGCTGAAGGCGCCGCTGGCGGAACCGTCGGCGCCGGAGACACTCGGGGCCGATCCGTTGGCCGCGAGCGACGCCGTGGTGCCCGCCGCCCCGTTTGCGTCCACGCCCTGGTTGTTGAGTGACCCCCCCGTGAAGTTGTAAAGCCGGGCGGGCTGCGCCGGAAAATCACTCACGGCCAATGCTTGGCCGCGGCGTTTGCGCCTGACGTTCACCGTCACATTGGTCGGAGCGATGGGGGCGCCCACGGAGTCGACGAGGCCGTGGACGATGCGGGCCGAGTAGAGGCCCCGGACCTGGTCGTCGGTGAGGACGTCGGCGGTGACGAACGCCTCATCCACCCGGCCGTAGTGGGCGCTGTTGGCGGCGGTTGATGCGTCGGCGTCACTGGCTCCGATGTTCAATGCTGCTGTTGATGTCGCGTACAGCGTGCCGAACGCCGTTTTCGCTTCGAGCGCGCCGTCGATGTAGAGCCGTAGCGCGGTGGCGTCGGCGGTGGCGACGGCGAAGTGCCAGCGATCGTCGCATACGTCGCTGACGGCGTTGATGGCCCCGATACTGCTGGTCGTCCCGTCGAGGCTGACAGCGAGTTGAATGGAGTTCGACGCTTGCACGTAGAACAGAAAGCTGGCGCTTACAGAGGTTTTCCATTTGCTGATGAGGGCCTGCGCGGTCCCGCGCTTGGCCGTCCGGAACCAGCACCCGAACGACCCCGTCCTGATCCGGAACGGATCCGCCGCCCCCGTATCCGCGATATACAGCGCCTGCCCCGTCGACCCCGCGAACCCGGCCGCCTCGATCGGTGCGCCCATGATGCCCGGCACGAACGGCACGCCACCCTTGTTGCTAAGTACCCGCCCGTTGCCGGATGCGTCCGTGAGGTCCCCCAGGTTCCACAGGCCGGCCGGGGCACTGAGGCCGAGGGCCGTGAAGTCCGCCGCCGTCAGGACCCGGCCGGCCCGGACCTGATTGAGCTGACCGGTGTCCCGGACCGCCCGCTGCGACAACACCAGGCCGGACCCGCCCGCGCCACCCGTCGCCGAATCCAAGGCAGTCGCGAGTGCTTTGACGTCGCGCGGGACATCGGCGGTGTCCCCCAGCTCCGGGTACGGCAGGTGACGGTTGGGGGTGTACTGGGTCACAAGCGCAGCTCCCCATAGTTGGCGACTGAGTCCTTGAGGACTTGGTAGTTCGCGTATTTGCCGTTGGCGCCGGCGTAGGTGTTGCCGGCGGGACCGACGGGCCAGTCCCCGGCGGTCCCGTAGATCAGGCTGTTCGTCGGCCCGGTCCCGCGGTTGAAGTCCACCGAGAACGCGACACCCGCGGACCCGGAGCCCCACACCTTCGTTTCCCGGAACGTCTTCTGAACGGGCTGGCTGTAGTCCGCCCACCCCGACCGCCACCGCGACACGATCGGCTGACCGCGGTCGTCGGTGGTGCCGTAGCCGCGATGCCCGATTCGTTGGGGGCCGGTGGCGTAGCCGTGATGCACTTCGCTTTGCCCGGCCCGGCGGAACGGCGAGATGGCGCTGGCGGCGATGTCGTACACGGTCCACCACTGATGACCGCTGTCGTAGACGAGCATCCGGTCATTCCAGGCCGACGTGCCGGTCGGGATGGCGACGAACAACTGCTCGCTGAACCAGGCCATGCGAGCCCACTCGAGCCGCGAGATGTTGATGGGCTGACCCTGGTAGTACACGTCCGGGTCCCCCGTCCACAACGGGGAGATCTTGTCGCTGAGGAGGACGGGGTCGGAGCCGGTGGTCTTGTAGACGCCGCGGCGGTTGATGAAGTACACGCCGTCACGCCCGACCGCGACACCGAGGGGGGATGCTAGGCCGACGTTGTTGACGACCTCACGGACCTGGAAGGTGGGGGTGCCGTCCGCGGCGGTGGACTCGCCCCAAATCACGAAGAACTTCGTCTCTTTAAAAATGAAGACGAGCTCGCGCCATGTGACGGCAGTCATGATTCGTTCGCCGTCACCGGGGGTGACGAGAAAGAAGTTGCGGCCGTACACCAAGGGGCTGCCGTCGACGGGGATGGGGGACTGCGCGAGCCCTGATGTCTCCCACACTTCGGGCTTGCCGGGCATCGACAGGTACACCGAGGACGGTGTCGTCTCTTTGCCGCCGGGCCCGGCGTTCGGCTGTGTCCCGAACGCCGTCGCGACCAGCCGGTTCGCAGCGTTGTTCCCCGATGTGGAGCCGGCGTGCATGGCCGTCACGGTGACCGCCCCGGCGCGAGGCATCGCCTGCCCCGAGTTCTGGTCGACCTGACACGTCGGGATGAACCAGGCGGCACCGTCCCACCGTCTGAGGGTGTCGGCGCCGTTGGCGGCGTACATGTACTCGTGGCCGGGGTCCGCGAACCGAGCGAACGTGTACGGCCCCTTGGCAAGCCCCGTCATGCTGCCGACCAGGGCGCCGTTGGTGTCGAGGACGTCGAGGCGTTGCCCGCATCCGGCGACGAGCTGTTTGAGGCCGCCGGCGGTGTAGAACGGGGCGAGTGAGTCGACGCGGTTGGGGAGGTCTTGGGGTGTGAGGTCTTGGTAGCCGTCGCGTTGACGGATGGCGCCGCGTTCGGTGAACGTGACGTTCAACAGGTCGATGGCTTCTTTGTCGCCGACCGCATCGGCCTTATCCAAGAGGTTCAAGCCGCCCGAGAAGTCGGTGAACGCCACCGGGTTGTAACCGTTCACATAGGCTTGGACCATCTACTCGTCCTCGCTGGGCAGGCGGATGAGCATGTTCTGCGAGTTCATGCGGTTCCGGGTCTCGTACCGCTCGACCAGGCTGATGAGGGACTGGTCGATGTCCTGCTTGAGTGCCTGCGCGGCCGAGAAGTTGTCGGAGTCGAGGTAGCCGCGGAGGACAGCGAGGTCCACCCAAATGTGGCGGTAGCGTTCCGGGATCGGCGGCTCGTCATCGGACTGCGTGAGGATGCTCGCTTCGGCGACGTACCGGACGGTCAGGTCAACATCACCGACCGGCCACACCTTGAGGGTGGCGGTGCCGGACGTGTCGTCGACCCACCAGTTCAGCGGGGTGCCGGCGAAGTCGTAGTCGACGTCCTCGTAATCGCTCATGCCCCACATCTCCTTGCCTTGCGGGTCGGAGACATGCAAGACCAGCCGGAGGTCGGAGATCTCGAGCGGGGCGGGGCCAGTGACTTGTTTGCGCAGCCACGGCCACGGCCAGTAGTCCGTGAAGTCCACCAATGCCCGGTTCAGCATCGCGTTCATCCGCGACGCGGACAGGTAGTCAAAAGCCGCGTTCTCCAACTTCGGCTCGCGCGTCAGAAAGATTCATGCCGGCATCACCTCCCTGTGTGCTTCCACCCAGCGCTTGTTCGCGTCGCGGCGACACTGCTTGCAAGACCGCATGTGGCCGTCGTTCTTCGGCTGGCGATAGGTGTTCTCCTCGGTGTACTCGTGTCCGCGCGGGCAATGCGTGCGAAGAACCTCTACTGCGCACAGCGTCTCGCCGCGGAGGAGATTCTCTTGGCGCGTGACGGGCTCGAGGTGGTCGGGGTTGATGCACGCACGGTTGCGGCACAGGTGGTCAAGGTCAAGGCCCTCGGGAATGGTGCCGACGAGTGCCTCGTAGGCGACACGATGTGCCTGGCTGTCCTTGCCGTCCAAGAAGAACCGTCCGTAGCCACCGCCCCATGTGCCCGCCTGCCAAAGCCAGCAGTCGTCGCCTGCCGTGAACTTCGCCTCGAAGCGCGGCCACCATGGCAGCCTGTCGCCGAGTTCGGTGCGGGCGTCGGAGAGGTTCACGGCATCACCAGCTTCGGCCTGCGTCCCTGGCTGTTCTGCGTCCACGGCAACGTGTCGTCCATGCTGATCTGCGCCCGTGTGGCGGCGTTCACGCGGTCCTTCAGCTCCTCGCGACGCTCCACCTTCTGCCTGGCCAGCTCCCGTTCGGCCGCGGTGTCGACGGCGGCGTCCCTTGCCGCGACGCTCTCACGGACCCGGCGGTCCCCCATGTTGCCCGCCAGCAGCACTTCGGTGACCCGCTCGATGGTGGGCTCCACGTACGCCCCGTTGGCGTGCAACGGAATCGCGTTGGTGGGGACGCCGGGGCGCATGACGAGGACGTGGTAGCAGCCGGGGATCATGCCGGCGTGCGCCTCGAACATCGGGTGCGCCCGCACCACGAACAAGCCGTCGTCGATCTGTTGCAGCACCGTCGTGAGCTCGCGGGCGCGCGGGTCGTTGATGGTGGCGCGCGCCATGATGCCCGCGTGATGTTCGCGCTGGCGCTGGATCGCGACACGGGGTGGGAGATACAGGGTGGTCATGTGGGTATGGCCGGTGGGCGCCGCGGGCGAGGGAGCGAACCGGAGCCCGCGGCGCCGAACGGCTACTTGAGTGCCAGTGCCGCCGCCATCGACGAGCGCCTGCGGGCACCGAGCTGGACGGGGAACACGACGGCGTCCATGAAGGACGTGTAGCCCTGACGCCACCGCAGGGACCCTCCGGCCCCTTCGATGTCACTCGCCCACTTCGGGGTGTCCCACGACCCCGTCACCTTGATGAGATCGTTGAGGTTCAGGGCGAACCAATCGGTGTCGAGGATGTCATTGAACGCCTCGACCTGCTGGCCGTTCCACCGCGGGTTCACCGAACCGGCGGCAAGGTCGCCGTCCCCGCTGAACTGGACCTGGGACTGCAGCAGGGCGTAGAACCGTGAGCGCTGCTTGATGCTCGTCCACACGACCTGCTTGGCGTCCTGGCCGGCGGCCTGCAATGCCGCGGACTGTAGGCCGAGCGCGAGGTCGAGGCTGAACGTGGTGGTGGTGGTGTCGACGAGTGCGCCCTTCCACCATTCCTGCCCGGCGTTGGCGGGGTTGAGGCCACCGAACGCCCCCGTCCCGACGATCTGCCGCAGCCCGTTGACTTCGGGGTTGGCGGTCGCGCCGCTGTTGGGGTTGCGAATGAACACGAAATGCTGGCCCGCCGTCGCGGCACCGGTGGTGGTCGCGGACACGGTGATGGTGGGGGCCGCCGGGTTGGCGTAGTTGACACCGGTGACCTGCGTGCTGTCGGTGGACAGGGCGTCGGTGTCGGCGATGGTGCCGATGTCGACGTACTGGCCGGTGAGAGTGCCGGACGGCAGCCAGCCGCGAGCGAGCGCCGAGTACCCGTACGTGGCGCCCTCGGCGGCGGCGGCGGTGAGCGTGAGCGTGGTGCCCGCCGCACCGGACGCAAGCGCGGCGACGACACCGTCACCGTTCGTTGCCACCATCCGGCTGATCTGATGGCGGGTGTTCTCCAGGGCCCCTTCGATCTCGAGGTCCTTGGCGGACACGACCGACTGCTGGTTGGACCCGGCCTGCGCGATCGCCGACGTTTCGAGCTCGATCTGAAACCACGAGTACGGCAGGTTGTAGATGGCTTGGTTGACGGGCTGCGCGGTCGCCGGGTTCAGCGCACCGCCGGCCGGGCCAACCGAGGTGAAGGAGCCGGCGCGGCCGGCCTTGATGGGGACCTGCGCCTGGTTTCCGATCATCACGCCGCTCGTGCGTTCGACGCGGGACAGCATGGCGTTCTGCGTGTCGAACTGGGCGAGGAGGCGCTGATCGGTCCAGATGTCCTTGGTGATGGCGCCGAGCGTCACCGCTGACTGACTCATGTGGGGTTCCTTATGGGTGTCGGCCCCCTCCCCTCAACGCCCCTACTGCGGTTCCTGTGCTTCGGCCAGTTTCTGCATGGCGTAGCGGACTCGCTGTTCGGAGGTGGCGTCGAGAGGCAAGGGCGCCTCGGTGGCTGTTTGCCCTCCGGGAGCCACGTACGGGGCACGCTTCGTTTTCGCCCAGCCCTTCATGAGTCCGTCCTGTTCGGACTGCCACTGCGCGTACGCGGTGTCGATGTCCGGCAGGGCGGAGACGACGCTGCCGGGTGGCAGCGCGATCGGGTCGAGCGCGTGGATGGCGTGCGCGACAAGCATTTGGCGGACCCCTTCGGGGAGGTCCGGGTCCAGTTCCTTGAGTCGGTCGAAGACGAAGCCCTCAACGATCTGGGCTTCCTCTGTTTCCCGCTGCGTGGACTGGTCCTGCTCGTAGCGTTCCCGCAGGCTTGAGACTTCGCCGCGGAGTTCCTCGTACGGGTCCTGGTAGGGCTGCTCGATCTCCCCTTCTTCTTCGTCGGGGAGCTCGAAGCCCAGGGCTTCGGCGGCCTGCCGTCGAGTGTCCGCGTCGTCGGTGGTGACCAGCAGGTCGTACCACTGCTGGCGCTGTTCGAGCTCGGAGGCTCGTTGCGTCGCGCGGGTGTACTCCGGCTGGAGATCCTGGTATCGCTTCTCCCAGTCGATCTCGGCCTGTTCCTGGGCGGTGCCGGGCGCCCCTTCGGGGCCGGCAACCGCAGCCGTGTCCCCGTTGTGGGGGGGCTGCTGATCGCTCATTGCGATGTCCTCGTGTTTGCGGGGCCCTTGCGGGTGTGTCCGCTGGTTTCATCGGGTCCGCCGGGGCGGGTGTCCGACGCTGTGAAGTTCATGGTTGGCCGCCCTCGTTGGGCTGCGCCGGCGCCGGGGCACCCACGGACTGCGGCGACCCGGCCGGTGACGGACCGGGACCGGGCCCGCTCGCGTTCGGCAGCGACGGGAGCTGCGGCGTCTGCGGACGCGCAGCGTTGCCCATCCCGAGGCTTGACGCCTGCGCCTGCATGCGCGCGGCCTCACGGTTGGCCTGGTCGTCCTTGAGTTGCTGCAAGCCCTGCCACATCAGCCGGGCGACCTCTTGCACTTCCTTGGGGTTGTTCTCGAAGTCCTCGGTCTTCATCCAGTTGCCGAGCGTTTCAATCCAAACGGGGACCGCGTCGTACTCGCTCGGCATCCACGCCGGGACTTCGGTGGGGATCTTCTGTGTCTGACCGGTCACCGGGTCCGGCATCGAGTCGACCATCTCGATGCGGGTCGGCATCTCCATGATCGTGCCGTCGCGGATCTTGTTGATGATCCGGTTGATCTTCGCGACGTCGAGGTCGTAGCCCTCGGTCAGCTTCTCGGCCTGCCCGCCCTCGATCGCGGTCATCGCCTGCTGCGGACTGATCCAGCCCATCGTCGCGTAAAACTGAACCTTCGCGGTGATCTGCGCCCGGCTCAGGTACTCCAGGCTGCCGGGGAACACCCTGACGTTGGTCTGGTGCAACAGGTTGGCGCCCTTGAAGTCCGGGATCGCCTCCCAGCCCATGCGACCACGGATCTCCAGGGTGCGCGGTTCGGTGTAGTACCGGGCGACCAGGAGCAGGCAATGCCGCATGAGACGGCTGTGCAGCTCGGCGAGGTCACCGAGGAAGGATTGCCACCGTGCACGGGCGTTCTCCAATGCCATGCCGACGGTTTTGGCCGCCACGTTCGGGTCCGCCTGAATGTCCTGGTAGGCCGAGACCGCGTTCATCTGTTCCATGATGAGCCGGAAGATCTGCAAGAGCGCGTTGAGGATCTGTCCGTCCGGGGCGGGCTCCCACTGTGGCTTCTCGCCGTTCGGCCCGAGCCGGTAATACTTGACGGTGCCGGGCACATCATCCGGCCGGTCAATCAGTGACCGGACCGGGGCGAGCATCTGCAAGTTCAAGCCCCGGTTTTTGTACTCGACCATCTTGTTGATGCAGTCCTGCGCCGACCGCTGAAAGTCGATGAGCTGCCATGTCAAACCGAGGTCGTTGTCGGCGTCCGGGTCATGGGTGTACACGAGGCGGTGCAAGACGGGCTCATCGAGGACCGAGCCGTCCGCGTCCCGTAACGGGTAGTCCTGCCACGGGTACTCCGAGGTGGGATCGATCTTGCGGTTGTCGACGATCACCCGGCCGTTCGCGACGGTGAGCCACCGGCCCCGGGGCCACTTCGGGCATGGCCGCTCGTAGAAGTCGGTGACCATCACGAGCTGCTGATCCGGTTTGACGTCGTTCGGGATGTCGGAGGCGGATGCGTCGGGGACGAGTTCGCCGCCGGCGTAGCCGGGCATGTTCTTCACATGGTCGACCGGCTGGGCTTGTTCGGTCGCCCACCACGGCGAGGCGTGGTATTTGACGCCGGGCTCCCAGTACACCTCGTTGCCGTTGAACGTCTTCAGCCGGACGTCGCCCTGGCCGATGTACTCGCCGTCGACCTCGGTGTACGGGCCGACGTTCGGCTCGAAGTACGGCAGCACGTATCCGGCGCCACCATGGGCGATCGCGGTCTTGACGACGTCGACGATGGCCTGCCGGTAACGCCATGCGTCGTAGCCGTAGATGGCGACCTTCTCGCTCATCTTCGCGGCCCCGGCGTCCTCGGGGTCGGTGGTGGCCGGGTCGATCTCGAACGCCGGCACCCTCTGCGTCGCCGCCGACACCTTGTCTTCGACGATGGGACGAATGAAGTTGTAGCGATTCCTGGAGCGGTGGGGTGGGCGGCCGGACCGTCCGGGTCCGAGGGCGGTGTCCTTCTCGAGCAGCCGGCCGCGGGTGTCAAGGTAGGTGAACGTGTCGCCCTTCTCGAAGCGCATGCACAGCCGGCGCTTGGAGGCGTCGCGTTTCATCTCGTTGCGCCCCCGTGAGAGGGCGCGGTGGATGCTCGGGGGTGGCGGGATGGCGAGGACAGTGCCTTGCGGCTGCGTGTCCGCGTAGGACCCGGTCCGCTGGTCAGCCACGGCCTACCACCCCTCCCGGAAATGCGGGGCGTCGGGCGCAAGGTAGTAGTTCTGCTTGAGCGGGCGAGCCTTCATCCATGCTCGGCGAGGATGCAGCTTGCGTGGGGCAAAGCAGTGCGTGCAGATCCAGAAACGCCAGCCGCGGCGTTTGAATGCGTGCGGAGACACAGTGGTCTCAGCCATTGCCGTTCACTTCTTCGGCGGCCAACCGGTCGGCGAGGTCCTCACGCGACTGCCAGAAGTCGGCGTCGTCCTCCGGCATCACCGCCCGCGGCAACGGCTCATCCTCCGCCCCCTGGTTGTGCATACGGACCGCCGTGTACTCCGGCGCCTGAATCCGGTCGAGCAGGCCGACGCGTTCTTTGGCGACGTGCTCGCGGTCCTTCTGCCACAGCCACAGCACCATCAGGATGACGGCGCACTGCAGGGCGCAGATGACCGCGAGTTCGGTCACCGACCGGTGTCGTCCTTCCGTGGCCGGCCCGGCCCGCGTTTCACCGGCTCGACGACCTCGGCGTCCTGCGGCTCGGGCTCCGGGCGGCTTCTGGCGAGCAGCGCTTTCATCTCGGCGAGGTCCGCGCGAAGGTTCGCGATCTCCACGTCGCGCTTCAGCGCGTCGGTCTGCACCTCACGCACCCGCTTCTGCTGATTGATGTCCAGCAGCGCCAATGGGTCCTGCCCCGAGATCGGGGCGTACTCGGGGCGTTCGGTCAGGCTCGCGATCCTCGGGCCCCCGCAGGTGCCGCACGGCTCGACGGACTGGTCGAGTGCGGCGATGGTGGACCGGTCGATGCCGGGAATGTCACCGCCGTACTCCTCACGCATGTACAGCACTTCGCGACGGACGACGTCGACGACCTCCTGCTCGTAGCCGGGACACTTCGGGTCCCAGCACGACGCGAACCCGGTGACGGTTGTCTCGAGAACGGTCGGCAATTCAGGTCACCACGTTCGTCGAGACGGCCCGCACCTCGCGGGCCAGTGCCTTCGTCTGCTCGGGGTTGAAGATGTGCGTCGCGCCGTTCAGCCGCAGCGCAAGCGCGCCGGTCGACCCGACGACCTGGAAGAACTCGACGGGCTCACCGTCGACCTCGACGCTCTCGCCGAGCTCCGCGTCGGCGAGAAGATGAAAGTCGTCCGGCACCTCGACCTGGTCGTCGCGGGCCTGCACGTCACCGACGTACGTGCCGCGGTCCGCCTTCGGGATGAACTCGCGGGTGTCGGCGACCGCGACCGTCGGGTTCGTCAGCGGCTCGGGGCCGGGGGCGTTGCCCTCCGGGACCTGAAGACCCGTGTTCGGGTCCTCCGTTGTGCCCTCGGGGGTGGCGCCCTCCGTGACGGCGGGCCGTTCGGCCACCGCCGTCGAAGACGACTGCTTGGCGGTGTCCTTGCTGTCCTTCTCGGCCATCAGGCCCCCTTCGGGTTTTGGGTTATTCCATGTCGCCGCGTGAATCGTAAGCCCCGGACAGGACGGCTATCGACGGGGCGTAGTCCGCCTCATAGCCCTTCCGGGGCTTCTCCTGCTTCTCGGGCTCCGGTTTGCGGCCCCCGGTCAGCCCCGACGCGATCGCGTCACCCCGCGCTTCCCAGCTCAACACGGCGGCCATGGCCGCGTCGATCTTCATCGGCGACCGGGTACTGGTCTTGGTGAGGGTGTGCATCTCGCGCTGCTGGTCATCGAGGACGGTCAGCATCCGCTTTCTTGCGTTCTTCAGGTGCTCGAGGAACGTGCGGTTCGGGTCGAAGTGAATGTCGCCGGCGTCGATGGCTTCCTCGAAGCGGCGGACCGCCCACGCGATCGGACGCTGCCGGTTCGTGTGCCACGTCACGAACCGCTTCTGGCCGAACTTGTTCTGCCACTTCTCGATCAGATGCGCGATGTACTGGTCGTCCGCGTACGCCCGCCACACGACGTACCGGTCGCCTTCGATCAGATCCGAGACGGCGCCGTCGACACGGTCGAGGTCGTGCTCGTACTCCTCCGGTGCGTGCTCCGGACGTTCGACGATGATGACCGGCCACTGGTAACCGGTCTCCACATCTGTGGCGACGACGGCGATGGCATCCCAGTGCCGGGCGCCGTCAACGCCGAGGGTGATGTACGCGCCGGCCGGGGGCCGCCACGACCGCGTGAGGCCCTTCACTCGCTCGAAGTTGAGGGCCGCCCCTTCGGTCGCGATCTTGCGGTTCAGGAACCAGCGTTCGGCCTGGGCGGCATCGTGAACGATCAATGCTTCGATCTCGGCGTCAATGCGGTCGAGGTCCACCCAGCCACCGCGAGTAGTGGAACTGTCCCCATAGACCTTGCGCAGCACCTTCCGTCGCTCAGCCTTGTTGCGAACGCTGCCGGGCCCACCGTCCACGTCATCGATGAAGACGCCCGGCTCGCGGGGCGTCCGGGAGGCGACGCTGCCTTCGACGGGGTCGGGGGCGTTCGCGGTCTCAAGGAACCGGCCGCCCATCCCCGCGAGGCCGCGGCGCTGATTATCAGCGAGGGACAGGCCGTGGTTACTGCGGTTCCAGGACTCGGTCTGGTCCTGCACGATGAACGTCACCCGCTGACCCAGCCTGCTCCGGGCGCTGGCGGTGACGGGTTCGATGAGCCCTCCGCCCGGCAAGTTGATTCGGGTCTTGCCGGTGTCGGGGATGAACCGCTCCCCCAGCTCGCCAAGCTCGATCATCGGCTGCAACGCCCGCCACGTGTTGTCCGTCTGCTCCTCCGGGTCTCGAGCAGGCCGTCACCTGGATGTGCGGTGTCGCCCACGGCCTGCCCACTGGTTCACCTCCCGCGTCCCAACCGTCGGGGCGAACCGGTCCGGCAGCCTCCGCGCACACCAGAGCCGCGCCCAATGGGCCTTTGCCCCACTTGTGCGGACGGACGATCTGGGCGCCCCTGGGGTAGAACCACTTGCCGTCTTCGGTCAGCCGGTAGAAGTTCAGGATGAACAGGAGCTGCTCGTCGGTGGGCATGAACGCCTTGCCGCGCAGCTCGCGGTCCGGGACGACGCAGTAGTCGGCGATCCACTGCGCGACGACGTATCCGAGGGTGGGCCATGGCTGCCACTCATCCGGGCCGCGCCACGGCATCAGGGCGCGTCGATCGCCTGAAACGCCGCCGTCAACCCAGCCGCCGCAAGGCCCTGGGCGTACGGCTTCACCGTCAAGATCGCGGTCGACGTCGCCGCGTACGGCTGGCCTTCCACCGTCGCCCGGTCGTACAGCAGATAGCCGGCCCCGGCGCACCACCGACGGTTCTTCGCGTTGCCCACGCTCGAGCACATCGGCCAGAACGCGGCCATGCTCGTCACTGCGGAACCAGCTCGATCCCCGTCATGCCCTGAAAGTCCGTGAGGATGTTCGGCGCGATCAAAGCCCCGGTCGCATCCTTCGCGAGCGAACACTGCGTCAACCGGCGAATCATCCACGCCGGCGTCGCCGCGATCGCCTGCGCATCCGACATCCCCATGATCCGGCACCGCCGCGCCGATCGCAGCGCGTCCGCCGCCGCCCCGCGGTGATAGCGAACCTTCGACGGCCAACCCCCCGCCTGGTCGCGCATCGGCACCCGAGCGGCCCACAGGATCCCCGACGGCGGATCGAGATACGTGGCAGCGAACTGGATCCCGGTCATGGCTTTCCCTCTTTCGCGATGTGCAGCTTGCGGACCTGTGCCTGCGCTTCCTGCTTACGGATTGTCTTCACTTCGTTCGGGGTCCGCCACCGAAGATCCCGCTTCGCCTTCGGCGTCAACCCGAGCGCGTGCATTCGACGGTCCTGATCGGCGAACGTGAGATCCGCCCACCGGATCGCCAGTTCGTAGATCGCCTGAATGTCCGCGTCCCCGTACTGGCCGGTCTCCGGTGACCGCCGCCACGCATTCCACATCGCTTCGCGGACAGTCATCGTCTTTCGGTTGTACGGCCCCAAAACCGGTTTGTCGAGCGGCTCGAGGTCAATCCATTCGCCGGCGCGAAGCGGGTTCGGATTACGACGGAGATGCTTCGGCTTCGGAACCGGCCCCGGAGGCACTAGTCAAGACTCGATTTCATAAATACCGCGACGCAGGCCGTGCCGTCTCACATGGTGGGACGCGGGTTCCACGCCTACTCCCCCCCGTCCCGGTGTCCGGGTGGGGGCATGGGCTTGGGCTTGGGGTGGGGGTATGGGGTATGACATTCGGGCGCACCCCCATGCTCGTGCGCTGCTGTGTGTGCGCCGATGGCAGGGTGGGGTGGGGATATGGGGATTCGCTAGCGCGCATGCTTGTCCACGCTGCGATGGCAGGTGCGGCAGAGGGTGACGCCTGCGTCGAGCTCGAAGCCCGGGCGTAGGTGGTGAGCGCAGAGCTGGTCCGTGGCGCCGCATCGTTGGCAGCGGTGACGGTCTCGTTTCTTGATTCGGCGCGCCCAGCGTGCGTGCGCTGCTGCGTCTCGTGGTGCCCACCAGCCCGATGATGGCCGGCCGTGGGTGGGGCATGGCGCGAGCTCGGGACAGAACGGCTCGGGGCAGACATGCACGGCGGGCACGGTTAGGCGAAGTCTACGCCGATACGGCTTGGAGCGTTTGTGCGCCGGTCTCTTGCATTTTCTGCATGCATGCCCTACAGTGTGTGTTGTTGTCTGCCGACTACCTGAGCAGACCCTCTAACCAGACTGGAGCAACCATGAACAGCACACCGGATCGAATCATCGTCATTCCGTCGCCCTTCAGGAACGGCTTTGACGGCGCCCTGCGGATCTTCTCCCCGGATGGGGAGACCGCGACCATGAGCCTGAGTGTCGGGCTGGAGATCATTGCCCGCGGCGAGGGTTTCCGTCGGCCCGAGGTTGGCCCGTTCACTTGGCTCGATGCACCGGAGTCCAGCGTGGTCGATACGTTCGGCTCGTTTCTGTTGCACGCGCTTGAGTCATCGGAGGATGACGCTCGGGCCGGCTGGTCGATTCTGCGGGATGGGGCAGACGATTGGGGCAACGAGATGGTCTCGCTGGGGATTGAGCTCGCCGAAACCGACCTGAGCTAGTCGAAACGCGCCTCTTGGCGCGTCCACAGGATTGTCGCCCTGTGCTGATGAGACAGACACCAACCAGACTGGAGCAACGATGACCGAAGTTCCGACACTTGCGCAGCTTGCCGGTGAGGCGAGCAGCTTTTTCGAGCGCCGTTCCCGCGGTGATGACACGATCGTGGTCTTGCGCGACAGCGCACCGAAGTGGATCGGCGAGCTCGTGCGCGAGGCGCACGGCGACCTGCTGCCCGACGATTGGCGTTACCGGATCATCGAGCGCGCGATCGATCACATCGGCGATTGCGACTTGCCGACCGAGGATGAGGCGTACGACTCTGCCGGCGAGTTCGCTGACGGCGCCGTGGACGTGTACACCGGCGCACGACTGGCGTGGCTCGCATCGAACCTGAACCGTCCCGCGTATTGCGATGAGGCGGCCGAAGAGTTCGGTGGCGACCAGACGATTGTCGCGTTGGTCGGCATGGGGCAGTACATGGAGGCGACCGAGGTCTACAACTTGGTCGTGGCGGCGCTCGAGGAGCGCCGCTCGGCGCTTGAGACGGAGATGGTCTGATGCCCGCCATGGACGTTCGGCCCGTCATCCGTCAGGCGGGCGGGTTGCACACGATCGGCGACCTTGGGGCACGGTGGGGTGTGAGCAAGCAGCGCGCGGCCGTGATCGTCCGGTTGCCGGGGTTCCCGGCGCCGATCACGACCGGGTCGGGTGTGGAGCTGTGGCCCGGATCGGAGGCTGATCGGTTCCGTCGGGCCCGGTTGGCTCGGCGCCGTTAGGACGAAACCGCACCCTGGTGCGGTCCGCTGCTGAGAGCAGCGCTGATGAGTCCTCTAACCAGACTGGAGCACACGATGTCAATGCAGCCCACCCATCACGGCTATGCCGTGAACGTGAAGGACAACGATCTGTTCACTCTCGAGCGCGGCACCCTCGGTGATGAGGATGTGCAAGCGCTCTACAACCAGCGCGCCGAAGACTTTTGGGATCTCGTACAGGACATCGGCCGCGAGTACGGCTTCACGGCCGTCTACTCGGAAGGGCGCTCAAGCGGATGGGCGCAGCCGTCGCCCCAGCCGTCGGATGAGATGTACGAGGAGGAGCTCGCCGAATGGCTCGAGCAGCGCTTCCGTCCGTTCGAGCGCGACACGTTGGCGTTGATGGCGGATTGCAAGGAGGAATTCGCCGCGGATCTGGCGGATGCCGTGAAGCGCGCGGCGGCCGAGCCGTCCGAGCGTGCGCATTGGGAGGCGCGCGACGTCGAGACCCGTTAGGACGAAACGCGCTCCTTGGAGCGCGTCCACGGCTATTGCCGTGCTGATGAGTCCAACCAGACTGGAGCAACCATGCCGTTCATCATCACCACGCACCCGACCATTGACGGTGCCGGTCTCACGACCACCGTCGCCGAGGAGGCGGCCACGACCCGCACCGCTGTCTCTTCGCTCGCGGACATGCGCGACGCGATCTATCCGATCGTGGTCGCAGGCGCCACCTTTGAGAGCGAACAGCTCGCAGCGTTCACGCAGGCTTGGGACATCCCCGCCGATGGCGGCACGATCGGTCCGCTCCCGGATGGCACCATGATCGAGGTGCGACCGGTGAGCGCCGCGGAGCTTGCGCGCCTGGCCGGTTGCACGCCGCACGCTTTCGACCCGGACGGAGTCGAACCGCTGCTCGACGCCTTCAACGCGAAATAAGCGGTTCTAAGCTCGGCGCGCGCCATGGGTGCCTTCCCATACCGGGGCACCCATGAACGCGCCGTAGACGCCTCGCACGGCGCCCGTAACAGGGTGCCGGTGCGTCCCGGACATACGAGAGCCCCGGCCATGCACCGGCCGGGGCTCTTTGGCCGTTGCGGGACCAGACCCCGAACGGCCGAGCGGAGGATACGAGCCGAAACCGGCCCCGAGGGCCGAGGGTGCCCGCATTCGGCAGGGGCGGCGAACGTCAGATGATTCCGAGCTCGTGCAGCAGGTCGATGCCGGTGACGGTTTCGCGGGCTTTGGCTTCGATGTCGTCACGGTCAACCATTCGACAGGGGCGGCGACTAGCCGTGGACGATGAGCGCGATCGTGGCGGCGGCGAGGACCAGGCCGACGCCGACGATCGCGACGAGCGCGATGAACAGCTCTCCGCGTTTCATTCGTCGGCCGGATGGACGCCGGTTCCATTACAGCATGAGCATTCGGCATATTCCGTCAGGCCATGGCTCGATGAGTTGGGTGATGTGCGTCGGCTGAACTGGCCCGTGCCCCGGCATGTGGTGCAGACGCGGCCTTCGTTGTACTTGCCCTTCGGTGTGCCGCTGTGCTGCCAGCCCCATCCGGGATTCGACTTACAACGCCCGGTCATTCGCCGGTCATCTCCGGCAACGACCGGCCGAGCTCGATCGCGAGTCGGTCGGCGATGTGCAACGCGATCCTGGGGCTCTCACCGGTCCGATAGCGGTAGATCGCCCGGGCCGAGATGCCGGCGAGTTCGGCGAGCTGGTCGTATCCGGCGTACGGGTCGGGCTCGCGGCCTTCGAGGCCGCGAGGCGGCACGTACCGGCCGTTGGCGGCGGTCTGCTGTGCCCGCCATTCTTCGAGGGCTTCGGCGAACGGCCGGGAGTCCAGGAATCCGCCGGTCCGTCGACGTTTGGGTTCGTAGCTGTCGACGCCGTTTGATTGGTCGCGGACGGGCAGGCCGGCGGCCAGTCGTCGGATGCGGCGGTTCATGCGTTCGGCGACCAGCCGGTTTTCGCGCCAGCCGTCGTCGCGGTGGTAGCGGGCGCGCTGGTAGGCGGCGGCGCAGGTGCGGCATGAGGCGTGGTAGCGCAGAACGTGGTCGCCGTGGCGTTGGCGGGGGCGGTAGTGCTCGAGGGTTTGTTCGAGCCATGCGTGGCAGGTGGTGCATTGGCGGTAGTGGCGGATGTCGCCGTGGTCGTCGACGATCCATCGTCTCGGGGCGGGGGTTCCCATCATGGTTCACGGTCCTCGTCGACGTGCGTGAGTTCGAGGGTGTCGTCTGAGTGGACGGTGATCCGCATGGGCCGGGGTTCGACGTCGAAGACCGCGGAGATCTGTTGGGCGTTGAGGTGGCGGCGGAGGTGGCGGAGGGCTTGGACGGCTTGGGTGAGCCCAATGTCGGGGCCCTCGGACGATTCAGTCATTGTGAGAACCCCGGAAATTGCGGTTTTCTGAGGCAAAGTCACCGCAAGTCACCGCTCCAACGCATGCGACTCTTCCACAGTGCGGGGGCGGGGGCGCGCCCGCGCGCCCGTACGTGCGCGCACCCGCTTGGAGGGGTGACTTGCGGTGACCTAGCTCCATTCCCATCCTTTCGCGACCGTGAAGAAGTCCCATTGCAGCGACAGGTCACCCGACGGGGCGGTCGCTTTCACGCGCCCTCTCGTGCCGTCGCCGGCCTTGTCCCATCCGAGTGCCGGCATCCGCTTGACCGTTTCGGGCGTCTCGCCGGACGCCTTCACATAGGCCGCGAACCATCCGATGCGGATGTAACGCAGGCCGTTCGCCGTGTCGCACAACATCAGGCTTTCGGCGGCGATCGAGGTGCCGTTCGCCCGAGCGGTCACCGTCGGGTCCTTGGTCTTCAGCGCCTGGAACGCCGCCCACTTCTCGGCCTGGTCGTTCATGGCGACGTCACCGACCGGCGCTTCCTGGATGTACGTTCGGCCGAGGTCGGCGGCGCGTTCCTCGAACGTGACGTCCTCCTGGAGTTCGCAGATCGCGCCGATGAGCGCGAACACCGTCGACATTGCACCGCTGTCGAGGTACGCCCTGGTCTTGAGCTGCAGCCCAACTTCGACGGTCATCTTCGGTGCCGTCGTGTAGGCATTGAGCGGCGCGAGATGCAAGTGCCGGCCTTGTTTGGAGTAGAGGTCAACCACGCCGCGGGAGTCGTGGGTCGTTCGGACGCCACGGTCGAACGTGTCGTCCTGATCTCTCAGTCCGAACAGATCGGCGAGGTCTGCACATGCCTGCCGGCGCGGCGCGTCACGCTCAGTGAAGATGCGTGTCAGCGACAGCCGCTCTCCGTAAGCCTCTCGGCAGCCTTCGACCGCCTTGTCGATGGTCTGCGAGCCGTAGGTGCCGCCCGGACGTTCGGAGTCCCATTTGTCGCGCATGAGCCCCGAGCTGCGGAAGATGCGGTCCATGCGCGCCGTGTCGCGTCCGGTCCAGAATGCCAGCGAGTTGCACAGCGAGAGGTCGGCGGCCGAGTCGTCGTCGCCGTGCCCGCTGGTGTCGCCGCGGTACAGCGCTTCGACGCGCGCCCCGTTCTTGGCCGCGAACATCTTCTCGAGCAGGTCGGCGTCGCTTTCGATGACCTTGCCGTTGCCGTTGGGCGAGGGCTTCGCGGCGGGCGCCGCTTCGGGCAGGATCTCGGCGACGATCGCGTCGAGCTCGGCGGGCCGTTCCTTGATTGTGTTCGGTGTGCCGGTGAAGTGCCGACCGGTGACAGTGAAGAATCGGGCGTGGTCGTAGACCTCGAAGTCGCCGCCCCATGGCGTCTTCTTGGTCCGGTTGCGTTTGCCTTTGACGTGTCCGCGGACAAAGACGTGCAGGCCGTGACCCGATGGTGAGATCTCGGTGTAGGAGTCGAGGCGTCGGACGATTGCGAGGGCACCGGGATGGATTTCGCCGGTGTCCAGGTTCAGGCAGCCGTCGAGGTCGACGCCGGCGAGGCCGTCGTCGGGGGCGAAGACGTAGCCGGTGCCGTTGGCTTGTCCACTTGCGACCACGGCGGCGGCGCGGTCGTGTGGCCCCCATGTGTCAGGGCTCGTGCTTTTGGCTTTGCGGGTGGGTCTGTCCGGCCGGTAGGGGACTTTGGTCGTCTTGTTGTTTTCGCGTTGCTCTTCGCGCCAGACGACCCATTGGGGCCGGCCCCGTAGCTCTGCGATGGCTTGGGGAACTTCCTCCATGACCTAGCCCTTGAGCACCGACAAGAACGTCTGTCCCTTGTGAAACGCGATGACGACGGAGAACCCCGGATGGAGGCGTTCGCTGTCGAAGTCGCAGTGTTCGCAGGCCATCGGGATCTCGATCCAGCTTCCGCGTTCGCCGGCGGGCGACGTGTAGGAGTCGGTTGTTTCGTTGCGGATCTCCGTGAACAGCGGATGCACGTAGCTGTCGCCGCAGGTCGGGCAGGCGATCTCGAACTTGTCCTGTCTGCCCCAGGTGTCGGAGAGTCGGAGTGCGTCCGGGTGTCGTGTTGCGTCAGTCATCGGTGAGAACCTCCATTCGTAGTTGAGTCTTTGGGAACTCCGATGCGGGAATCCGCTGCAAATCCCCGCGGGGCGGCCACCAAAACAAGAACGGCTCGGCGCCGTATCTGATAGCCGTATCAATCAGGTCTTGACGGTCGGCGGGGCCGAAGCTGACCCATGCCGACCGGGCCGTGGATTTGACTTCGACCAATAGAGCGATCAGGTCGACAGGCACTCCGTGCCGCACTGAATACGGACGTGCCTGGCGTATCGCGAGGATGTCGCCGGCGCCGCCGATGTGCCGTCGTGACGCGCACAGCCAGCCCTCGTCGGTGAGGACGGCCATCACCTTGAGCTCGCGGTTGTTCCCGGCGCCGGGTGAGCGGCGACGCACGGCTACGGCTCGAGCGCGACGACCGGCGTGACTTTCGCCCTCGCCCTGCCTCGGGATTCCCAGGTGAAGCACCGCGACAGCTCCGCCAGCGCGTCCCCTTGCAGCCGGGCCAAGAGGCGGGCGAGTCCGGCCCCGTCGACCTTGGGCACGAAGTCCACGAGGCCGGACGTGGCTTTCACGTCGAGTAGGTCGCGTTCGACGAGGTCTGTGAGGACAAGTTCGACTTCGGTTTCGTCCCACACCCGTTTGCTGCCGCGGTCAACGTCGACTTCCCAGTCGCCGATCACTTGGGCGCCGCGGCGGTCACCGTGGCGTGCGACGAGCTCGTCTTCGACCGCGGTCCGCCACATCTTGACGTGCTGCTCGTAGTCCTTCAGCGCGAGGAACGCGGCGACCAAATCGGGGTGGTCGATCGTTTGGACGTCGATGATCTCGCCGGTCCGCGGGTCGACGACGGCATCGTCGGCGATAGTGGGGGCGGGGGGTTCGGGCCGTGCGATGGCGGCAGCGAACGATCCGGTCATATGGGGCCTCCCTCAAGGCGGGGGACCCGCCTTCAGGGGGTCGGCGGGCGCGGGGAAGGCCCTAGCTTCTCAGGGTGTTCGGATGCCTTCAACTGCGTGCGTTTCGCACATTGCGGGGTCCGCATGCGTTTGGCGCGTCGGCACTAGTCGTGGTCCTCGCTCTGCGGGGAATCGGCGGCCTCGGCACGTTCAGCACGTGCCTTCCAGTCGCGCCATAGGTACGGGCAGCCGTCGCAGGGGTCGCCGCCGCATTCGGGCCATCCGCACGAGCGCCGCTTCTGCGAGCACACCTGGAGGGCGGTACGTGCGATGGCTTGCAGCCCCTCGTATCCGCCGCCCGCTTCGCGGTAGGCGAAGATCCACGGTCCGCTGTCCGAGGGTCCCGCGATAGCTTGCAGCGCGTCTCGCAGGTTCCGGCCGGCAGAGCCGGAGGAACGGAACTCGTCGAGAGCGGCCCTCGCCGTACGTGCGACTCGCCACGCCATATCGTTGTCGGACGGCTCGAAATACGAGTAGCTCTCGATTAGCCGCTGCGCGACCGCTTCGATCTCGGCCTCACGGCCACCGGCGGGATCAGTCATCGAGAGCCTCGCCCGAAGGGACGTCCTCAGCCTCACGCACAACATCGTGGATGCCGCCGGGGGACTGAACGATGTGCCGCCTAGCGGCCTCCCGGTCGTCGCGCGTCGAGTACCACCCGCACGAACAGACCCACCCTGTGACCGCTTCGATCTCGGCCTCACGGCCACCGGCAGAATCAGGAGTCATGCCACAGCCTTTCGTTCGATGGCACTAAGGAGAAACTGGCCGATGTGCTCCGTGTACGCGGGCGGAATGGCCTGAGCGATCTCGGCGCGGGCCGCCCAGCCAATCCCCATCGCCTCCCGGTACTCCTCCGGGGTGCCCTTGTAGCCGCGGGTCATCTGACCGCCGCCGCCCGTGCCGTACACGCCGACCGGCTGGCCGCGGTGCTGACACGGTGGACGCATCACCAGAAACGAGCACTCGAACAGGCGGTGCCTACGGAGCTGCCTGCCGTTGGCGCCGAGCCCGAACATGGAGCCGCACAGCGTGACTGCGTCCTCGAGCGGGGCGCCTTCCACGTTCTCGATCACGTACGGCAAGCCGGTCGCCCGGAGCAGTCGCCGGGTTTCGGCGATGAGGTCGGGGTACTCGCCGGCGGTACGATGCCGTAAGTCGCTGTACGCCTGACAGGGCGGCGAGGCGTGGATGGCATCGAAGTGGTCGTCGACCCATCCGATCCCCTGCAAGAACTCAAGTGCGTCGCCGCACACGAACTCGAACGGATAGTTCGGCTGAGGTTCAATGTCGACACCGACGACCTCGAGCCCTGCGTCCGCGTAGCCCTTGCCCGCCCCGCCGGCACCACAGAACAAATCGAGCAGCCGGGGCTTCATTCCTGGTCCTCGCTCTGCGGGGAACGAGCGGACGCCTCTCGCTTGTTTGGCCCGCCGCAGAATCGGTGCGGCTTTGCGTTCCAGTCGCACACGTACATCTCCTGGTCCTCGCTCTGCGGGGAACGAGCGGCGACTAGTAGCTCGCGCAACCGCGCCGTTTCGTCGACGAGCCTGGTCTTCCACATCGTCACGTCGGCCTCGGCGCGCTCTGCTCGCTCGCGCCAGTCTCCGGCCAGGTCGTTCGCTAGACGGTTCACTTCGTCTTCCTGGTTCCGGGCGGCAGAGCCGGACTCCCAGTTGATGTCGTTGATGACGTGATGGCTCTTGGGCGGGGCGGCAGAGCCGGAGGAACGGACAGCGTCGAGAGCAGCGAGGATCAGCCGTGCTCGCTCCGCGTAGCCGGTCCCGATGTCGCGGTCATCCATGTTCGGGTAGTCCCAATGGAACAGGCACTTCGCGACCGCTTCGATCTCTGTCTCACGGCCACCAGGGGGATCAGTCATCTCAGAAGGGGGTCTCGGAGTCGTCGTCGCGTTTGGCGGCGTCCGCGAACGACGCCGCCGGCCGCTGCGCCTCCCCGTTCGATTCCGGGGTGAGCTCGGACTGCTCAGGATGCCTCGAGCCGAGCACCTTCACCGACATGTAGCCGTTGCGGTACGTGACCGAGACTTCGGCCGTGACGCCCTGCTTGGCGAGCGCGGCGATCGCGTCGTCGAGATCTTCGACGGTGTCGACGGTCTCGCCGCGGATGCCGTACAGCTCGAGGGCCTCACGGTTGATGCGCGCCCCGACCTCGTGCGAGAAGCCCATGAAATGTTCGATGCGACGGCCCGCGAACTCGCCGCCGATGATCTGGAGGTTGACTTTGGCGTAGTCGTCGCCGGCGCGTGAGGTGAACGCGCCGCCGTCGACGATCTTGGTTTGGTACGTGCCGACGGGGGGCTCGAACTTGTCCTCGGCCTCACCTGCGGCTCGCCATGCGTCCGAGAAGCTCATGCTGTCGTCCCTTCTCCGGGCTCGCCGGCCGGTTCGGTGTCATCCAGTGTGGTTTGCCCCGGTGATGCGTCAGCGGCCTCTACAGCGTCCTCTACGGGTGCGTCCGTGGCCGGGACGGCATACGCGGCGAGCAGGCCGATGGTGTTCGCGACCGCGACCGGCATGCTGTCCCCGCACGAATCGAAGATCGCCTGCCCCAACCGCATGACTTCGCGGTCGGCGTCCTCGTCGACGCCGAGCGCGTTCAGCAGGGCGACCAATTGGGCGGCGACGGCTGAGACGGTGTCGTTTGCGACCGGTGCCGCCCAGGCGGGCAAGGCGGAGGGCCCGCCCGAGCCGGCACCGGCGTCCCTTTCGGGACGTCCTTCGACCTCCTCCAAGGGGGTGCCCTTCACGCCGGTCAACGTCATCACGAACCGCAGCACCGACGCGAGGGCCTTGGACTGCGCGCGGGTTTGCGCCATGGACCGCATGGCCTGGTCGGTTGCGCCGCGCCAGTTGCGCTCGGAGTTGTCGACCATGCCTTCGGCGGCGCCGACGATCTCACCGGTCCGGGTGCGCGCTTCGGCGCGGGCTTCCCAGCCGCGGACGTCGTCGGGGAGGTCGGGGACGGGCCGTGACCAGACGGTGTGCGCCGAGATGCCGAGCATGGCGCCGGCGGTCTGCCAGCCCTCGATGTTCGTGTGCTCGCCCTTGCCGATCCGGGTGACCATGTTCTGTCCGCGGATGAGGTCTCCGAGGGGGCGGGCCATGGCTTCGGCGGCGACGATGACCTCGGCGGGCGTGGCGGCCCGGAAGAGGTTGTGGTCGACGACGACGAGCTCGGCGTTCACGACGTCTTCGACGGCGGTCATCGGAATCCTCCGGGACTGGCCGGGGTGAACGTGAACCCGGCGACCTTGACCTCTTGCTCGAACGCGGTCATCGCGAAG